AAACTGCGCATTGAAGGAAGAATTTTTTTGTCGTATACATATTTGTATACCTCTTCAATTTGATCTTGTAAATTCGGATAGCGTTTAATATGCATTTCCTTGTTTCTAGTAACCAGCTCTTCCCAAGTTTCTCTTCTTTGTTTTTCTGGTAAGAATCTCGAATACTTCATATGAACCGTAATATCCGATAGGATCTCATTTGATAATTCCATAATTTTAATAATTTTTTAAGTTAGACATCGTCCCCGAGGACATATAAATATCCGTTATCCCAAAGATTCACCGCTAACTTCTTTGTATTTTTGAAGCAAACTTTTACGCAATAACGACTCTCCATTTTCCATATCTTTTTTAGTGTCTTTGCCTTGCACAGAAGTTTCTTCATAAATATGAATTTGTCCATTAGACATATTCATTTTAGAAGGAAGTGTTAAACCGTCAGGACCAAATCTGTTTTTAATGATATGCCATCTACCTGTACCTGCTATTTTATCCGTTGTCTTTCTAGATAGCGATAACACAAAATCTGCAATCATAACTTTTGAATAAGACTCGGAAATCTTACCCGCTTCAATAACATCATCTTCTAAAGCAGATCTATTTGCTTGCGAAGCTGTAAATAACGGAACTTCATACTCACCTGCAATACCACGCAAGTCTTCATAAATAGATTCTAACTCATGACGCATTTCTTTTCGAGCAACTGAACCTCTTAATAAATCAGCATAATCTACTATAACTAAATCTGGCTTTTTACCTATCAAAATCATTTTTTCAATATGAGCTCTTAATGTAGAGCATGAAGCTGTTTTAGTTGGATAGTACTTAATAACCAAATTACCTTTTAATTTGGAAACTGTATTTTGCACTTCATCTATATTGTATTTTAAATTTTGATTTGCTATACCAGTTAACACTGCATCATAACGCTGACCTACATACCCTTCATTTAACTCTAAAGTATAATGAACTACATTCAATCCATTTTTAACTGCATGAGCTCCTACATTAATAAGACCCCATGATTTACCAATACCTGCAGGAGTTACAAACACAACAAGCTCACCTTTACCAAACCCACCATCAGCTACATCATTAATAATTGACCATGGAGTTGGAATAGTAGATCTTACATTGTCTTTGTATCGTTCCGCAACTAAATCATTATATTCATGACCTACCTCTTTATCAGCACCAGCTTTCATTGCTAAGTCAATAGTTGATTTAATTGCATCATATTGACCTTTACGTAAAAGTTCTACTGAATCTAATATAGCTCGTTTAATACATTGATTTTTACAAAAGTTTAAAGTTTCAGATTTAATAAAATCTAAATCATTTGACTCTAAATGTCGATAAGAGTCTTTTAAAGTTTCAACTATAGAAGTCTTTAAAACTTCATTATCTATATCTTGAAGCTTAATCTTAAATACATCTAAAGTCGGCGCTGAAGTGTATTCTTGAAAATACTTTCTAACAGTCTCTATAATCCATTGATTAGCTTCAGATTCAAAAAATTCAGGTAATAGTATATCAGTTACTTGCTGTAAAAATGGTCTGTCTGTTAATAAAGAAGCTACCACCTTAACTTGAAAGTTATAACCGAAATTTGATAATTTTTCTGACATACTTAAATATAATTAATTTATTTTAATGTAACAAATTATTTTTGACTGAACGCAGCTAAACTATTGAAGCTGGCTGATAGCCAAGAATCTACATTTGGAATTGCAGTATATGCCTTGTCACGCATAAATATCTTTTTGAAATTAAATGTATCTAACTTTTCAATTGGACGATTAGCCATATCGACAATCATCATTTTAAAATTAGTAGCAATATCTAAATTTTCAAGAGACATTAAATTCCAATTAAGTTGCAACGTAGCTGCACTTTCGACTATTGTTTTATATACTTTATGCTCTGTTTGTTTAGCAGTGCAATAGTCTAAAAGACCTTCGAGACTTATTGTCTCTTCTCCTAACAAAAGCGGTAACTTGGCCTGCAAGGTCTTAATACCAATACCGTTTATACCTTTAATATTATCCGAGCCATCACCCATAAAAACTTTATAATGAATGAAATTGTGTGCTGGAACTCCGAAACGATCTAAAACTTCTTTAGGAGTATAAAATTTCTTTTCAACAGGTCTCCATACAGACACTTTATCAGTGACTAACTGTAGGAAATCTTTATCGTCTGACATTATTATTACTTCTGAATTTTTCGGACGAAATACATCAGTCGTTAAATAAGCAATAGTGTCATCAGCTTCTATATTATCTATAGAAATTAAAGTTACTGGCAAGCATTGTAAATACTCTGATAGCTTACCCATTTGCAATCGCATTGATTCAATTTCCTGCTCAACAGTCTGCTCACCTACATCTTCTCTTCTATTAAATTTAGTAGACATTGACCTACCTTCTTTATAAGATGAATGCATCTTTTTACGTCTTGCTGAACCTCCTTTACCATCAAATACAATTATTGTGCGAGTAGGTTTAAATTGTCTAATAACAGCAGCTATGGATCGTAAAAATCCAATATAACCGCCGATATGATCGCCATCGTCATTGACTAATGGCACTGCGCTAAAGACACGAATAAACGAATTCAGACCATCAATAATCAACACTTTACTGTCTTTATCGAGGCCTGAATTCTGTTTTTCGTGGTCTTCGCGAATTTGTTTTAATAAATTTGCGTAACCTTTCATAACTTATGATTCTTCTCCGTCGAACTCTGTTTCAACTTCAATATCGTCTACTCCAAAATCTTCTCCGGCTTTGTAATTGAGAATGTACTTCTCACAAATTGTTTTGTAAACTTGCTCTTTTACTGCTACATCATCAATCAACTTTGATTTGAAATCTTTAGATTGAAATTTAATTATCTCTCCAGTGTCAGTGTTAGTATATGTATACCATGCACCAGCTTGAGATACCAATCCATAATTTTTCATCATTGTCAACCAACTACCGTAATCGTCAATACCAGAGTCAAAATAAATGTCATAGTCTACAGATCGTAAAGGCGGACCCATACGATTTTTAACTACTTGCGCTCGAGTTGTAATTCCTAAAATTTCATCTCGACCATCAACTTTCAATTTAATTTGTCCTACTGACTTAAGACGTAAACGTACTGAAGAGTGAAATGCAATCGCTTTACCTCCTGAAGTTGTCCATTGATCTCCAAACGTAACTCCTAAACGAGTTCGTAGCTGATTGGTAAATATCAAACAAATACGCTCTCTACCAACAAAGTTAGTAATCTTACGCATTGCCTTTGATAATATAATCGCTTTTGAAGTTGCCCAACCATCTTTATCATAGTCAGCGGCCATTTCTTGTTTAGTCGAAGCACCTGCGACTGAATCTACAACTATAGTTACAATTCTCGATCGAGACGCTTTTCTTACAGACTCTACAATGCTATCCATAGCATCGAAAATGTCTTCAATAGTCTCTAAAGGAACATATAACATATCTTTTAAATTCACTCCAATAGCTTCTAAAAATTCTCGAGAGATAGCATTTTCAGTGTCAATATACACTGCTAACCCTCCTTTTTTCTGAGTGTCGGCTAAGGCGTGCGCTGCTAATAAAGACTTACCAGAAGCTTCCAACCCTGTAATTTCAATTATTCTTCCTACAGGCAATCCACCATTTGGTCTATTTGAAATAGCTAAATCTAACATTGTAGATCCGGTAGATATCCATTCAGTAACTTCAGAGGGAGCATCAGTGTCTCCCTCTAAAAAATAAGCTACTTTGTAGTTTGAACTTTTAAACTTTTTATTTAGGTTGTCAGCTAATACTGAAGCTAAATCATCTTGCACTTTTCCTTCGTCGACTGTTGCTTTACTTTTTGCCATACCTATACTGTCGTAGCCATATAGACTACTTTATTTTTATTTATTAAACAATGAATCAAATGCAGACGCTACATCATCTACCTTAGCTACTGGAGCTGCTTCTTCAATTGAAGATTTAGCTTTAGCTGGTTTAGACTCTTCTTTAGCAGGAGCTGCTTCATTAGCTTGAGACTCTGGATCTAACCAATTGTGTAACATTTTGGTCATTTCATCATAAGAGTGCTCTTTAAATAAATCAGTAATTTTTGGTTGGTTAGCTAACTTTTCAATGATAGCTTTGTTGTCGGTTACTGGCGTTTGATTTGGTTTAACGCGAATAGAAGTTTCTGGATACGACTTACCAGTTTGATCAGCAGCTTTAAATTCAACTGCAATATCACGTCCTGCTACAGGATCTGTAATATCACCATAATCAGCATCTGCAATAAAACCTAATAACTCCTGATACACAGATTTACCAAAGCCCCAGAATTTAACTCCTTCAGACTCTTTACCTCTTACAATAATTGGAACATAACAACGCATTGTTGGTTCTAATTTTTTACCCATTTTCCAATCGTCAGACGATCCTGTAGATTTAAGTTTCTCACCAAACTCTACGATAGGGTCAGGTCGACCAAATGAGATTGGAGATAAAATAGATTTACCACCGAAATTGTAATGAAAATAAAGCTCAATGAAAGGATTTTCTCTGTTGTGCTGATAAGGAACAATTCTAATAACTTGCGTACCTGGTTCAGGTTTCCAAAGGTTATTTGATTTGCTAGTTACATTTTGTAACGAATTTAACTTTTGCTTGATAGCATCTAAATTAATTGCCATGTTGTTTTTTGTTTTTAATTGTTATTGTTTATTTTTCATTTAGCAATTGTCAATAT